ATGGCAATCGTAGAGTTATCTGAAAAGAAATACAAGAATGGGCGTAGACCATTTAAAGCCGTATTGTACGAATTACAGCCTCCTGAATCAGTAGAAAATGGTATCGGAACAAAATACAACAAAAATGGAATTACCTTTTTAGAGGAATATTGTGCGCCACAGCTCGGCAGTATCGCAGATATGAGTGTTCGTGTTGAATTTTTAGATGAAAACAGAACAATAATCTGCGGTCACGGAGAAACTGGTGTCAACGAAGATGGCTTAATAACATTTAGAAATGCAAGTGTTGTTGGACATTTTACAAGAGGCTATATTGACGACATTGATTACGAAGGTGAAACAAAGAGATGTGTATGCGGTGAAGGATATCTTGATGAAATGTGTTATCCAGAATTCGTTGCAAATCTTGAAGAAGACCTTAACAATGGCGTTACCGTAGAAGGTAGCGTAGAAATTTTCAAAGCAAAAGGTAATACAGGAATTGTTTATATGAATGGATGGAGAGAAACAGGGAGAATCCCTGTGGAATTTATTCACTCTGGTTGGGATATGGTAATGAACCCAGCTGATACTTCTTCTATTGTATTGGAATTAAACGAAAATCAAAACAAGGAGGACAAACAGAAAATGGACGGAACAATTGATATGAAAGAAATCACTTCTGCTATCAAAGAAACAATTTCTGAAATCAATTCTAAAGAATCTGCATTAGAAGAGAAAATTTCTGAGCAGAATTCCGTGATTGAGCAGAAAGATTCTGTTATCGCAGAAAAGGATGTAAAGATTTCCGAACTTAATGCAAGTGTCGAAAAATTGCAGAAAGCTCTTGAAGACACAAAGACAGAGAATGAGACAGCATGGGAACAGATCGAAATTCTTAGAAAAGAAATTGCAAAAGCTAAAGTTGCAGAAAAATTAGGTGAAGTTGACGAAGCTTTAAGCGAGTTCAATGAAGACGAAAAAGCAGTCGCAAAAGAAGATATCGACAAATTAAAATCTGATATTAACTCTTGCGAAAATATTGACGAATTAAACGAAATTGCTTCTGAAGTTAACTCTATCAAATCTAAGATTTGCATGAATATTGTAGCACAGCAGAAAGCAGCTGAGAAGCAGGCATCTGCCACAGAGCCTACAGCAGAAACAAATTCAGAAAAAGTTGAAGACATCTTTTCTGAGGTATGTGAATCTATCGAAGTTGTTGATGATGACGAAGATGTAAGTATTTTTTAATAAGGAGGATAGATAAAAATGATTAAATTCCGCAATATCTCTGAAATCGAGAAATTATACCCATATGTAAAAGCTGTTGCAGGAACGGATGTTTATAATGGCGATTTTGGAACAGTAACAGAAGGTACATTTGCTTTAGCCGCTAACGCTAAACAGGTAGTAATGAATATTGAAGTTGGTGACGACGAAGGTTTAGACAGATACTTTATCGCAAAAGGATCAGATTTAAGAGTTTTAGATCTTGATAAATTAGATGGAAAAGAACTTGAAATTTATGGAAAACAGATTCCTACTGGGGTGGCTAAAGGTGACAAGTTAAAATCTACAGCAACAGGGGATCTTGTTAAAGGAGCTACTGCCGCACCATATGTAGAAGTAACTGAAATTATTGGAAATCACAAAGGCATTGTTGTAGGAGTTGTTGCTTCTGCTCCAGCTACACAGTCAGTATCAAAATAGTTAATTGAAAAAGGAGGATAGTATAAATGTATACATTTGAATTAAACAACGAACGTAAGGATGCGAACTTTGCGAGCGGTCGTGTGTCTACAAAATCTCCTGTAGTAGAAATTTTCTCTGCAATGAGAGACGGAAAAGACTTAGCGCCTTTCGGAAGAAAAGCGGATCAGGCTGCTAATTATATTAAAGAATTAAATAGTAAAGCTTCTGCTGGTGATTTATCAGCAGTTTCTGAATTAAATGAAATCAGACGTTTCTCAATGGAACCTCAGATTCTTCAAGAAGCTAAATTATTAAGCATCTATGGAAATTATAAAGCAATCGGATATAACGATTCTTGCGAAGTTGAAATCCCAGAATTTGTTGGAAACCCAGCAAGCAAACAGGCTTTAGGTCAGGATGTTAACTTCCCAGTAATCAGAAAGAAAAGAACACCTATCGCTACAGTAGCTATTTCTGCTGGTTATGCAGTAGATTATAGAAAAGCTGCTATTGGTGACATGAGCGATGAAAACGAGTTAAAGAATCAGATCGCTATTCAGATCAGAAACAAGGCTGCTGCTTATGTTGTAGAAACAATCTACAAAGCAATCAAACATGCAGATGGAGTTAAATACTTCTTCGAGGGAGACGGATTAACAAAAACTGGTGTTGATGGAGTTATCACACCTGTAAGACGTTTCGGAAAACCAACTATCACTGGTGATTATGCTTTAGTTTCTCAGCTTAATGCATTCGCAGGATATCAGGGAACAACACCTGCTGTTACAGGTATCTCTGAAGCCGTTATGAAAGAAATCCACGATACAGGATTAATGGGAATGTACAATGGTGCAGTTGTTTCTGAATTACCAAACCCATATGATACTTCTCTGATGAATGCAGCTGGAACAGACTTCCAGACAGTATTACCACAGGGACTCGGATATGTAATTCCTGCTGGTGGACAGTCTCCAATCTATACAGTAACAAGAGGCGGATTAACATCTATTTCTGGAACAGACGTATCAACAGGTCAGTTAATCACAAGATATGACCTTGAAGTTGGTGCTTTAGTTGCTCCAGGAAGAGAATATATGATTGGTTTACTTGGAGACAAGAAACTGTCAACAGAACTTGGTACTTACTAGAATTCGTAAATAGTTGAAGAAATGTAGACCTTATGGGTCTTTTTTATTTGCAAAGATATATGGTAATTCTGTATATCTTTGCAATTAATTAGTTAAATAGAGGACATAGACCATGAACGATATTTACTTTTGCTATTCCAAAAAACTACACTATTTTTTAATGGGGTTAGGCGAAAGTTATATTTCTTCTAACATCAATAAAAATACTGGTGTACGTTATTGGACATTCCAAAAGTCGAAAGATTTAGATGAAAAGATTGAATTGTATAATTCTGTAAAATACAAATTCAAGTAAACGATAATTAGTTGTGAAAGGATAAATAATTGAAAGAGATGGAAAATACAGAAGTTGTAAAAGAGTTAAGCATGGAAACAAAAATTACAGTACGCAGCCTTGCCAATTGGACAACAGGATTTCAGCGAATTGAATCCACAGGAGATGTAACAATCACACCAAATGGTACTACTCGTTTATCTCGTGGAGAAGTAATCTCACAGGTGCAGAACGGGAATATGCTTTTTACTGGAATTGATGGTGTTGGCTCTCATGCAACATTATATATTGAAGACGCTGATACTCGTGAAGAGTTAGACTTTGACAATAAAGAAGAAAAGAAAGTTCAGAAAATTTTAACGCCTGAATTAGTAGCAAAATTATTTGCCTATAAAGGGATATCAAAAACATTTAAGGACAAAGTTTCTGAGTATATTGTTACAAGTGCTGAAAAATCAGCTGTCATGATGATGATTAAAAAAGGTAATTATAACGATTACGAAAAAATTCGATTCATTGAAAACTATACGGGACACAAAATGAAATAGGATGTAGGTGATTATAATGACAACCGCAGATGATGTAATTCAAAGTTTTGAATCTACGTTCGCAGATAAAACGCCTTTGCCAGACTCTTTAGTTTTTCAATGGCTAAAAAAGGCAATTGCAAGATATTCTATGGAAATTGATGATCTTACATTCGATGTAGAAACAAAAGAATTTTCAGAAGATCTTGATCAATATGTCATAGATACAATGGCAGAATATATGCATCAATATTATCAGGAGCGTTACTACTCTCTTGTAAATAAACGAGTGAGTATTGTAACAAAAGAATTAAGTATTGATGGAAATAATGGGTCAAAAACTTCAGCAAAGAATGAGCTTGATGCTATTAAATATAATGCTGAAAAAATGACAAACAATCAGAAACCTACCGCTTATACATAGGAGGTGCGATAAATGCAAGATTGGTATTTAATAACACCTAATACACGACCTAACTTAACGGGCGGTTATGAAAATGATGCATATAACGATTATAAAGATGATGAATTTGCAGAGATCTTAGATACAGACATTGCTTCTACGGTTGAATTATGTAACTCTGATTTATCAGAAAGAACGACTATCCGATGTGTGGTTCAAGATAATGATTCTGATACCGCATTAAAAACTATGCAGAGAACTGTACTATTCCCATGTAATACTTCCAAAGCAGGAATGTATGTATATTTTGAGAATAATTACTGGATCATAGACGGAAGACCTGGACAATGTGGTGTATTTGAAAAAACAACAATGAAGTTGTGTCAGTCTACTGTAAAATGGCAAGATGCAGACGGTAATATCCATGAAAGATGGGCTTATTATCAATCGGCATCTAAATATGATGTTGGTAAAACAGGTAACAATATTATATTTGTTGGGTCAAATAACTATACGGTAATTGTACCGCAAGACGATGATACTCTTGGGCTTGATGGAAAAAGAGTATTTCTTGATATTCGTGAAGTTCCAAATGACGTATTTACATTCACTCGTGATGATAATGTTTTATATCATTTTGGTACTGAACATGGTGGTGTATTATCTTTTATCGTTGATAAAGATGAATTTAACCCAGCGAAAGACAGAAAAGACTTGCGATTATGTGATTACTTTGAGCCTAAAAAAGATCCTGAACCAACGCAGCCAGAGAAACCAGAACAGCCAGATGTTCCAACTGTAGAACAGACATGTACTGCTACTATTAAGTATAGATACAAGAAAGTTTTTGTAGGAAAGAAATCTACATTTACCGCTTCTTTTAAAGACTTAGATGGAAACATAGTTACAAAAGATCCTCAATGGGATCTTGAATGTGAATTAAAAGACTCCATTAATATAGAAGAAACTGGTTCAAACATTGGAATCTCTGTGTCAAATTCTGCATTAGTTGGTCAGAAAATCATCTTGAAATTATCTGCAAAAGATAGAACTTCTTCTACTGCTTCTATTGAAATAACTATAGAAAGTCTTACATAGGTGAAATTCAATGACGAAAACAGAAAAAATGATGGAAAATCCTCTGGTTTCACTTGGATTGATCAAAGAAGCCGTAGGAAATATTTTAATGACAAATGACGATGTCAACACTCTTGCTATGCCATATCTTGATGATGAGGATTATTCTTTCGAGGATAATTGGTTTGGATGCAAAATTGGCGAAAATATACATGGGCAAGTGAAAGACAATCGTTTATTAGGACATTGCAAAGATGTCCCATATATGGATGAAACCATTACAGATACACGATCTATTATCTTAATGGAAACATATCCTAGTACATCAACATCTATTATTGATTACACATTGGTTATCAATGTCGTATGTCATAGGGATGTTATCAAACTAGATGATGATGAAAGGTCAGAATGGCGTGAAAAAGGATACGCTGGCAATCGTTTAGATATGATTTGCCAAGCAATCAATCTTGCCTTAACTGACGAATCAATAAAAGACTCATTTGGTATCGGGACTATGAGATTAGACACTCGTACAAGCCAATTACAGTCTTTTAAGCCGAACACTAACTTTTATGGCAGGACAATGGTGTATCGGATTGATGATATAAATATGGAGTTGCTTTGTAAGTGAGTGACGTAAAACTTACTTATTCACAGCTACTGTCAAGCGAACCAATACCTGTTGGAATCGGGCATATTCAGCCACCTAAAATCAGTGATCGTAGGAGAATTGGTGAAGGGCTATGGATGCAATATGCTAGTTATATGACATTGACAGTAGATAGCTACTACTCTGCTCTCCTGCCAGATAAATATGATGCTTTTTTGGCATTACCTTATGAAGAACGAACAGATGTTAAATTATTTGATTTGGTATCAGAAAACACAGATGTTATACGGATTTATGTGAGAGCATTTTGTTTTTATTTTGTCGAAGATGTTGTGTATAAATTAAGAGAAAAAAGATTTGAGATCTTAAAAACACATGAGAACGAAGAAACTGGAGAAATCGAATCACAGGTTGTCGGGGTTATTGATCGAGAAATCTTTGATGATGTATTACATATTCTGATGCAAATTTCAAATATCAACAATGAACGCACAGTGTCCGAAGAATTATCAAAACAAAAAGATCCTGTTGTTATCCAAATGCAACGTAGACGTGATAAGGCAAAAGCTAAACGTACTCGTGGAAAAAACTTAGATAAACAAGATCCAAAATATGATATCGGTAATATTATCTCTGTCGTATGTGCGTATCACCCAAGTATTAATTTTACTAACGTAGGGCAACTAACAATTCCTCAATTATATGATAACTTTCAAAGAATTCTAATTGATAGAAATTATCAAATCATGGCTCTTAATGCCAGTGTCTGGGGAACTGAAGGTAGTGACTTTAAAGAAGATTCATATTTGAAAAATCTTAAAGAAGAAAAATAAGACCTATCTTTATGGGTCTTTTTTTAATACTAAAATTTAAAAATTCTAATGAAAGGATGTGACAAAATGGCAGCTAGTAAGAAATATGCAAGCCGTGACTGCGGTGTATTTGAGTTAACTAACTTAGCTACAAGCAAAAAGGCTTTAAGAGTTGATTATGCAAATACAGTAACATTAAATATTACAGCAGATTCTGTAAAAGCTAAAAAGAGAGGTAGAGATGCTGTAACATTTGCTAACCAAATGGAAGGAACACTTGAAGCAGAAATTCAGGTATATCCATTTGAGTTATTCTCTATCTTTGGTAATGGCACAATTACAGAAGGTGGAGATCGTGCAGAAATGAAGACGATCACTGCTACAGAAGCAGGAAAACTTACATTACCAGATCAGCCAAAAGACGGAACATTATTCGTTTACGGAAAAGGTGACGTTGGTGGAACACAGATTGAAGGAAGCGTAGCAGAAAAAGTATTTACAGCTACAACAGATAGCGAAATTGCTGTTGGTAAGAAATACGATGTATCTTATATCGTAAACGACTCTACACTTCAGTTAGTTAAGATTAACGATAATCAGGAATTAGCTGATTTCAGAGTTGACGCAGAAATCAACCAGAAATCAGAGCAGGGAGTTGTAACACCATTACATATCACTTGTTACAAAGCTACTCCTCAGAGAAATATCGAATTAGCTTTCGCAGCTGAGGGAGATCCTATTACACTGAAGATCACATTTGACCTGATGACAGATGCAGATGATGAATTTGTAGATATCTATCAGATCAAGTCTTTAGCTTAATTTAAGGACATTATTTATCACTACTGGTTAGTTTATACTAATCAGTAGTGTATTAACTTGGAATATTGAACATGAAAAAATATTGCAGTAATCATATTATAGTTTTACATTTTAGTTAGAAGATAGGGAAGAGAACAAAACTTTAATATGGTTCACAACTTGGATTATATGATTTTTTGTTTTCTTCCCTATTTTTTACGATTTTAAAAGAAAGGGTGTATTTATTGAATTCAGAAATTACAACGCCTGAACAGTTGCAGGAAGCCTATAAAGACACAAAACTCATTCCTGTTACAAGTTTGGCACAGGTTAAGTTCTATGTGGAACATGGCGTACAACCACTTCTGGTCTATCCATCTGAACGTGCAGATATTATGGCGTTCTGGTATCCAAAAAAAGATACATACAGACTATATGTTGATTATAGAAAATATATTAACGATAAATATCAGGTAGGTGAATAGGTTGGCAAAGAATGTTGGTAAGAGATTTGAAGAAAATTGGAAAGCCAGTATTCCTTCAGACATATTCTACTATCGTTTAAAAGATCAAGCACAATCTTTTGGTGGTTGTAGTAATTTAAGATTTTCAAGTAAGAATCCTTGCGATTGTTTCTTATTTTCCTCTCCTTATATGTATGCATTGGAATTGAAAAGTGTTGGCACTTCTTCTATTTCTTTTGAACGTACCAAAGAAGAGAAAGGCGTGGTTCATTATCATCAGATTAAAGGTTTAAGAGAATTTGTTGGTTACAGAAATATGATCGCAGGGTTTTTATTTAATTTTAGAAAGAAAGATAACACAGAAACTACATATTTTCAGCATATCAATGATTTTGACAGAATGATTGCTTCTATAGATAAAAAATCATTCAACGAAAAGGATTTAAAAAAATTCAATCCAATCATTGTTAATAGTCGAAAATTGAAAGTCAATTACAGATATTATGTATCTGAATTGATTGAGAAGTTAAATAGAGAAATGGAGAGATAATTTTATGGGTAAAATCGCTTTTGAAACAAGACATTATGAAGATGGGTCTTTAAATAGATTTGAGGCAAATGATTTCGTTGAGGCGGTTGTCGCTTCTGCTTTCCCAGTAACTAAGGACGAAAACGGAATATCTAGTATGGACTATGATCCACTGAGTAAACTTATGGGAATCAAGATGAATATTATCAAATTTTATGGAAACGTGGATTTAGAAAGCATTGGTATTGATGAATTATACGAACTTGCATCAGATATTGATGTTGACGCATTTGTTGATGAAAATGATATTAATAAAGTGCAGTTTCAAGATATGTTAACTGCAATTGATGAGAAATGCGATTACATTAAACAGCAGTTAATTGCAAGTGCGATCGATATTAAACTCGATAGCAAAGATGTGAATTTCAAGGTTGAAGGTGTTGACGATTTAGTAGAATCTGTCGTGGCTTTAGCACCTGCTCTTGAATATATCAACGAAGTGTTTGCAAAGGCTGATCCAGAGGTAACTCAGAAGATGATGCAGTATTTTGCAGAACATGGTTTTGACTTTACTGCCGAAGACATTACAAAAGCTGTTGTTGAATCTGATGATTTCCAGAAAAATAGAATTGATGCACTCGAAGCAATTAAACAGGGTGCCGCTGATGCAGTCAATAATAATGTAGTTTCTATTGACAGAAAGTAAGGTGATCTCATGGGGAACATGGGCGCAATGGCTGGGTTATGGAGACAAATCCAGAATGAAATGCGTGATGCTGTAAGTGAAGCTGAGAGTAAGACATTCTTAACTGCTAACCAAGAGCTTACTGCTTCTTATGCAGGTGGAGAGCCAATACCGCCAGAGCAAGGTGGATATGTAAGAACATATCAGATGAAAAACTCTGCAAGAACAACTGGCGTTGTTGGTGGCGGAGATTCTGTTAGTGCCACCGTGTATCTTGATCAGGGGTACAATTATAACACTGGAACTTATTCTACTCCTCACGTCTTTTCAGAAGCGGAATCTGGGGGATCTGGTATTGTATTAACTTCTGGATTCTGGCAACGTACAGAGCAAAAAGCTCAACAATATGCTGAACAGGCATTTGCAAAAAGATTTAAACAATAATTTCTTTTCACATCAAATTTGATGTAAATTCCACAAAAATAAAACCAAGATTTTATATGCTTATCAACCACAATATATATGATTCATTTTTACGAATACCGCTATATATTGTGGTTGTATTTATTTTACACATAGGAGGTTTTACCGTTGGCTAGATTTACGGTATATAACAAGATTACATCTCCAGAAAAACTAGCATTGGTCAATACAGATAACAAAGATTTAGGCAATGAGTGGTTAGATTACCTTGCTTCTGTTGATCGTGCGCAGAGTACAATCAAAGGTTATCGTAATGACTTAGATATTTTCTGGTGTTGGAATCTGGAACATAATAAAAATAAGGACTTCGCAAAATTAACAAAGCGTGATATTGCTAAATTTCAAAATCATGCAATTAACGTATGGGGATGGAGTCCTAAACGAACAAGACGTGTTAAATCATGTCTTTCTTCTTTATCTGATTATATCGAAAATATGTTAGACGAGGAAGAAGAATTTGAAGGATTCAGAAAAATTGTAAATAAGATTGAGAATCCTGCAAATGAGGCAGTGCGTGAGAAAACGATTCTGCCAGATGAAAAAGTTGATGACTTATTAAAAACTCTTGTCGAACAAGAGAAATATGAAAAAGCGTGTGCTATCGCTATTGCTGCTTATTCTGGAATGAGAAAATCTGAAATCATTCAGATGAAGATGTCTTATTTTACCGAAGATGCTCTTGAATTTGATGGTGCTTTATATAAAACGCCAAAGATTCGCACCAAGGGTCGTGGTAAATTAGGTAAGCAGTTAAACAAATTTATCCTTGTTGATGTTAAAAAATACATTGATTTATGGGATAAACAACGTAAAGAACTTGGCGTTGACATTGATGATATCTTTGTAACGAAAGACAAAAATGGTTGGCATCGTAGATCCAATCTTGACAAATGGACAGCTGAATTTTCAAAGATGTTGGACGTAGACTTCTACTACCATTGTATGAGACATTATACTTGTACTGCTTTCGCAAAGAAGAATATTCCGATTGATGTTATTAAAGAATTCTTTGGATGGTCTTCTACGGAATTGGTTGGTATTTACAACGATTCATCCGCAGAAGATGACTTCGGAAAATACTTTACAAAAGACGGTATTAAAGAAGGAAAACAAGGTTCTTTGTCTGATTTGTAATATTGGAAAAAGATACCTGTATACATACAATATATTACTATGATATACTCAAACTCGCAATGATCAATTACACAACAAAATCTATGACGTAACACCACTTATATAGTAGGAGATGATGTTATGATGATAGAGAATAGAAAAAATTACTATACACTTATTTGTGCTGAATGGAGTATGTATGGCGGAGGAATAGTTATACATACAGAGGTAAATGTTGGTTCAGTCATCGAAGCACATGAATATGTTTTATCACATCTTTATGACTTCCCTACTGGTACATGGGTACTGAAGCCATGTTTGACAGCAATTAGTTAAACAATAAGTAACAAGTAATTGATCGTTGCCTTAATCGGACGGTTGGTATAATGGAATTATACTGGTCTCCAAAACCAGAGATCGGGGTTCGATTCCCTGACCGTCTGCTAATTATATACTGAAACGTAAAGAGTCTATTTTTTAGGCTCTTTTTTGTTATGCACAAAATTATGAAAGAGGTGAGTAAATGGATTTTCAAGCCGTCATTAAAGCAATACTTAATAAAGGTGATGTTGAATCTCAATTGGCTGATCTTGTAAAAGACAGGGATGTTCATATTAATCCTACTGTCGGGACAAGCGGATCAACAAATACAACACTTAATAACCAAATTAAAAGACAGGCAAATGCTCAGGCAAAATCATATGTACAATATAGTAAATCTGCAATTCAAAAACAGATGAAACATGCTTCTGGGACGTTTTATTCTAGTGGTGAAACTAATATTGATAAGGGGCTTATCAGTCGTCAGAAGAAACAAGCCGAGGAAATGGCATCTGTAATTACTGACATTGCAAAAAATGAAGGTATTTCAGATAAAGACGCTAAAAAATATGCAAAAAATGTTTCAAAAATACAAGAAAAAGCGCAGGATCAAGCACTCAAGGAACAAGAGAAAAACAACGCTAAATTTCAAGCAAAGCAAAAAGCTTTAAACGAAAAAGCTGCCAAAATTGAATCCGACATTCAAGCCAAGAAATTTGCATCAAAATCAAGCAAATATCAAAAACAATTTTCTGGGTATGTTGACAATAACAGCAAAGAATACAATGAGTTTGGAATGAACGTCATTGATTACGATAAACAGCGAAAAGAACTAAACAGAATGTATGGCAACTTTCAGAAGAATCGAAGCGCTGAGAATCGTGATCTGTTAATTGAGGCACACGCCAAACTTGAACAATATGATAAAAACACCGCAAGTAGTTTATCTTTATTAAATGCTTCTCCTAATAAAGTTCTTCAGAGCGATGTTCAAAAACAAGTTGAAAAACAACACAAAGAACAAGAAAAACAATATAGTAACTGGTTTAATCAAGCACTCAAGGAACAAGAGAAAAAAGACTCTTACGTAGAAAATGTTTCTAGGAATCTTGGAAATAAATCGTATGATGCTAATTTAGCCGCACAGCAGAATAAATTAAATAGCTATTACGCAGGTACTCAAGAATATGAAAATGCAAGTAAATCTTTTAAGGAATATGAAAAGAATGTACAAGATTTACAAAAGTTACATACTCAGTATCAGGCAAAACCAACTACTGCAAATCAAGATGCAATCATTCAGCAGAATGAGAAAGTAATTCAATCATATGAAAAACTAAATAATGAGATGAAGATTCTCAATTCAACTCAAACAAAAGCACTTAATCCTGGTGAAGGTAGTATCCAAGCAAATAAGATCAGAACTTATTTAGAGAACAATACAAAAGCTGCAAAGGATTACGGCGATGTCTTAGAAGATATTGCAAAGAAGTCTGAGTCTGCAACAACCAAAGGTGAATTACAAGGAGCAAATCAAGACTTTAAGAAAATACAGTCTGAAATTTCTGCAAGGGGATTGACTGGAAATTCAATGTTTTCAGAAGTTAAGCGTGGATTTAGTCAGATTTCTCAGTTCGTAGGAACATATGGCATCTTGCAATCTGGTATGAACAAAGCACAAGAAATGGTGCAAAATACATATGATGTAGATAGTGCAATGACTCAGCTTCAGATGGCTACTAGTGTATCCAATGATAAAGCCAAAGATTTGATGAAAACATATTCAAATATGGGGCATCAATTAAAGGCTACTGGTACAGATGTTGCTGCTTCTTCTACTGAGTGGATGAAACAGGGGCAAAGTGTTGAAAAGTCTAATAAGCTTGCCGAAAGTTCTATTAAACTGAGCAAGGTTGGCGGACTATCATCTGAAGATGCTACAAAGTATTTAACTTCTACGAGAAAAGGTTATGGTGTTACAAGTGCCGAAGATACCTTGAAAATCGTAGATAAAATGTCTTCTGTAGATATGGCTTCCGCTACTGATGTTGGAGGTTTGGCAGAAGGTATGTCCGAAGTTGCGACGAATGCAAATTTAGCTGGTGTCAGCATGGACAAATTGCTCGGTTATTTAGCAACTATTGGTGAAACAACTCAGGAAGGTATGAGTTCAGTCGGAACTGGTTTGAACGCCATTTTCTCCCGTATGGGAAATATCAAACTAGCACGACTTAAAGATTATCAAAATAATGGCGAAGACCTAGACATTTGGGGCGCAGTGGCATAATACATAAACCACTGTGGCAATTCTTTCTTATGATCATATGAATAATATTCATATGTGCTTGGAAGCCGAGGGAACGGTCAATAAGGAGGAAGGATATATCTATTTTAATCGTCTTATTAAAAGGAGATGATTGAAATTTTATTGACAAAGCAAGTAACCGTTAAATGGTGTAGCCGTACTAAATATCATTATATTGATAAAGGGTATAATTTCACAAAAATAGGCGATACATTTACGGCTAATATAAATGATGTTACACATGGTAGCGACGTCATGGTGGATGTACGTTGCGATTATTGTGGTAAAACGTATCAAACTAAATATAGTACATATCTTAAAACATCTAAAAATGGTACAAATGCATGTAAAAAATGCTCCCCGTTAAAAGTAAAAGAAACTTGTATGGAAAAATATGGGGTTGAAAATGTATTCTGTACTGAAAACATCAAAAAGAAATCTAAAGAAACCTGTCTAAAGAAATATGGAGTTGAGAACGTATCAAAATCTGATGCAATCCAAAAAGTAAAAGCTCAAAATAATTTTAAAAAATACGGAGTTACGAATACTTCAAAATTACAGTCTGTTAAAGACAAAGTGATTCAAACCAATCTTGAACGATTTGGAGTAGAATATCCTATGCAGACCGATGAATTTCAGAAAAGGATAAAAGAAACTTCGTTAAAGAAATATGGAGTTGAGCATTTTACCCAAAGTCAAGTCGTTAAAGACAAACAGCGAAAAACCATGTTAGAAAGATATGGTGTTGTAAGTCCTACGCAGAACCCAGACATATTAAAGAAATCAATAGAATCAAGATATAAACATGGTAATTTTACATGCTCAAAACAACAATTTGAAGTTTATACAATAATTGGCGGAGAACTAAATTACCCATTTAAAAATTTTGTAATTGATATTGCTTTTCCAGATGAAAAGATTGCAATTGAATGGGATGGTAGTGGACATGATTTGTCAGTGAGACTTGGACACATAACAAAAGAAAAATTTATACGCAATGAAAATTTTAGAAATATTTCTTTATTTAATGATGATTGGAAAATAATTAGATTTATTACACACAAAGACAAAGTTCCACACAACATTAAAGATATTTATAACTATTGCTATACATATCTTCAAAATGGTGGACACAATATACAAGTTTTTATAGATGAACAAACGATTAAAACAAAACATAGTTCGATTAAATTTAACGATATATCTGCCTTGAACGACTGAGCGAAAGAAGGTCATTTCGATGACTATGCGACAGTCTGAACACACTTCTATATTTCCCATAATTCCTTAAGAAGTGGAGTTGCGGTCAAGTGTAAAGACACTTTTGGAAGTACCGCAACCGCTTCTATGTAATGAGTTTCTTCTTATTATATAGAAGTCATATTGTCTCATTCTACAGGACAAAGTAACAGCATGGAGTGATGTAGAAACAGTCTTAAAAGGTGAAGGAATTAACCTAAGAGACAAACAAGATAAATTCAGAAATTTCGGTGATGTGCTTGATGAAGTCGCTGGAAAATGGACTAGCTACAGTGATGTATCTCAAAGAGCAATTGCAAAAGCGATGGCTGGTACGAATCATATGGAGCAATTTCTAGTCCTTATGACCAATTACGGTAAAGCTCAAGAATACGAGAAAGTATCCGAAAATTCTGCTGGATCTACAGACAAAAAGTACAAAGTTTATGAGAATAGTTTGGAAGGACGAACAGAAGATCTTAAAAACTCATTCCAATCTATTTCAACAACATTTGCTGATAAAAACCTTCTTGGTGGAGGAATTACTTTACTATCAAATGTTCTTAATGTAGTTAATAAATTAGTAAGTAGTTTTGGATTATTGCAAACTGCTGCCGCTGGCTTTGCCGGCATTAAACTTTTTAAAAACCTAGGTTGACCCTATCTCAAAATCATTAGGGTGACAGTGAGCCTACTATATATAAGGAAGAAACAGAAATGGTGTTTCGAACAAATATATAGGATACGGGGTTTTAAAATACACGTATCAGGAGTAATTGCTGGAACGAAAAAGAATATCGAAACTGAAACGGAATTGGCAACAATAGACGGAATAGTTTAAGAATTTGATATTCATATCGTATTATACGATTGTATCTAATCAGCCGCACACATTCTTGCCGTATAGGAAAAATATCGGTAAACTGCCATATAAGAAACGTGCTTCGGGATAAGGCACAGCAGCTAAGATGTTTTAATAAGAATGGATGTTCAGAGACTACCGATCCTGACAGATAATGACGACCTTATGATCATTGTCTGGTAATGTATAGCCCAAAAGTGTAAATTAATGTCGATGTTTTACCTGCTATCATCGTTTGCGTACAGAGATATTTCATCTCTAAGCAGGGAATTCAAATTCAAATTTTATGTCAAAAACGACTATCAAAAAGTCCTTATTTTATAAAGATTTTTGACGATTGGTAATTTGGCAAATTGTGTCTTATTTTATACAAGGTTGCTAAAATCAAGTTTATTTCTATACTAACCAATGTAAGGAACTTATTTTGGTAATAAGAACGACTCATGACCGTTCTTTATTATATTGAGTGATAAGTAGACAGAGTAATTAACTGTCGTGTGATATTTGTCTAACCTCGCTTCAGTCACACTTATCACTCTACCTCTATTAAACTGTAAATATTAATGAGGCGAGAGATTTGAGGTTTAAATGATTAATACTAAAGAAAATTTAGAAAATGAGATTAAAACAATCAATGAAGAATTTGGACTTGAAGAAGTAAATGGTGAAGTTCTTACTACTTCTTTGAATGTGGCAAAAGTTTATAGGAAAGAACATAGAGATATAATGAGAAAAATTCGTCATTTTATTGATGTTATTCCAGAATTAGCCGAGCGCAATTTTACGCTGGGCTCTTACAAAGACCAAAACAACCAAGATCGCCCAATGTATCTAATGGATCGCAAAGGTTTCGCAATGCTTGTAAATAAATTTACTGGTGATAAGGCATTGATTTTTACAGCAAAATATACAGATGCTTTTGAAAGAATGACTGAATTAATTGTACAATTAAAAGATGAGACAAACAAATTGTATGACATTGCTGTATCAAAAGAATGTCAATTACAGCGACAGTATGATGCGGACAAAGTAAAATATGCAGTACGCAATATTGATCGTATTCTTATGGAGTCTGATTATACTAATCTTGAATCAAATATTGACAAAATAATTGATGTTCATGTTCATCTTAAAAAGAAAGATCGTTATGAGTATCATAGAAAATTAAATGCGACTGATTATAAACAAAAGATCGTATTAATGATTGATGAAAAACTGGAAACAATTATTACATCTTCTTCTATTGATCCAAAATATAGAACAATTGCAGAGTATGCATTAAATGATCTTAAACGAAGATATATCGAAACTACAAATCGTAGCACAGGAAAGAAAATTGCTTTTAGAGATTCTAAGATCAAAGAAAAAGATTCTCAGATTGATGAATTAAAGAAACAGATTTCTTAATGTAATTCTTGAGTGTCATATATACTTATGCTACAATAAATACATAAATCGAATATATAATCAAGAAGTTATTTGAGGTGGTAAAATTCGTTGCAACCACGCACCCTATGGGTTAAAAGAGATGTAGGAGAGGCGACGCCTACCAAATAACTTCTTTTTTATTACAGAAAAATAACCGCCTCACCTGGTAAGTAAGCGGTTATTTTAATAAACGTATAAATATCAGGCGAACCGTTATCAGTAACACCTTTTTCTATTATCATAATATCATTGGAATCTTGAAATGTCAATAACAAAAAAACAGTCTATCAGAAACCACTTACGGCAACTAATAGACTGCAAATCCTTTGGAAATGCAATGACGAACTTGGAAGATAACTCGTTGCATTTCTTGTAAACTTAACCGTATAACTTGACGATAAATAAGTTATATGGGATATTTTTATATTAATACAGAGATATTATTTTGTCAATAATTTGTTGCAATAAGCTGATTTATGGTAGCAATGGTTATTTCTACGATATTGAGAGGTATATATGGAATATAAGAAATTAGATAAAGAAATTTTAGAGCATAAGAATTGTAGGATCGCATCAAGCGTCGAAGCACTGAAAAATGTAATTTCGATGCAATGGTCTGATGAAGTGATCAATGGATTTAAAAAAGTTATAATTGGTAAATATAATCTGAAATAGTGTGTTTTATACCAAATTTATACAGTATTTTGTAAATTATTATTGTTGAAATTTGTCATAAATGTTACAATAATAAATGATTACAAAATAAGGCGGTATAAATAAAATGGATAAATACACTCTATACGTTGATGAAAGTGAAACATTTTCACAACTTGATAAATCGAGAAGATATTTTATTATGAGTGGTGTCATTATACAAGATAATGAATATGATGATATAGACAAAAAATTAAAACAAATTAAAGTCGATATGTGGAAGAACGACGAGGCAGAACAATATATATTGCATGAAAAAGATATTACTGCCGCTCAACGTAGAAATCCAGATATTCCAGAACATTATAAAATATTTAAATCAAAAAGAAATACTATTTCATTATATAACAAACTTTCTGTAATATTTAAGAAGTCAAATATTACTACATTAGGAGTCTGTTTGGATAAAAAACAATTAACTAATGATTATGGCGAAGATCATATAAATAATCAATTTACAATTGCTATTCAATTATTAATTGAGCATTATTGTATGTTTTTAATTGAGAATAACGCAATAGGGTCTATCTGTTATGAATCAATGCAACCGTGCCAGAATATAGCTATACAACAACGTATTTTTGAATTAAAAGCTTTAGGTACAATGTATTATTCTCCTAATACTATACAACAACATATTAAAGAAATAGTATTTATTCCGAAAGCGTCTAACTATACAGGATTACAATTAGCAGATTTTGTACCTAATACTTTAGGTAGATATGTCGCAAATTTTAGACCTAAAAACGTAAATTTCTCATCTAATGTTAGAAGAACATTATATAAAGCTAATTGTGACAAACGTAAGTTCGGTTTTAAACTATTATCATAAATTTTTTAAAAATTACTTGACATGTTATATATAAGTAGTTATAATAAAATCAATGGGATCGAGAATATGAAGGCGCTGGTGTACTCCAGTAGAAAGTCGTTTACAAAATAGCAATATTTTGTGTTAAAGTATTCAACCGAACCCATCAATAAGCGACCCTAATCTTAATGGTTAGGGTCTTTTATTATATAATTCTATTAATTATAATATTTTAATAGAACATGCGTTTTCAAACAGATAATCTATATAATTTTATAAAGACTATTAGAAAAATATTATTTAGATTTTAATAAGTAAATAAGAGAGGACTCTCAATCCTCCCTTCTTTAATATTCTCTTTTGTATTTTTACCTTACCATTTATACCCACAGTTGTTACACTTGTAAATATTTCTTGCATTACGGATTACATTCCGAACATGCAGAATATCCTCTCTGTATTGCTTCTGATTTAGAAATTGCTATTGAACTTTTCTTTAAATATTTGCAACCAGAAGCATGATATTTATTACCGTAATCTGTTATGTAGACTATTTGACTTGTGGATGAGGAATCATCTGATAAATCAGAACCAGATGTCTTGGAATACACCGAAGATTTCTTCAACTTGTCGTATTTCTTTTGCAAATCTGCATATTTATAAGATAAAAAATTATACTTTCCTTTCAATGAAGAATAATTATCTTGTAAATCAATTTGATCATGAGCTTGATCCATATACAATGATCGGATTCTTTTATTCTCTGATGTCAAGTTTTTATTTTTGGCGGATAGTTTATTATTGGATTGTTTTATTTTATCATACTTATCTTGTAATTTAAATCGTTCAGATAAATTATAAGCATTAAAAGCAATACTAAGAATAAAACAACAAAACAAGACAATGGTAAATATTTTACTTTTGTTCTTCATTTAATCTTACCATTTATATTTACATTTATTACACTGATACGTTTTACCAACATTGGAACTTAGAATACCTAATGTTAAACCACCCAATATACGTGAACCTGATTTAATTCTTTTAATATCTGTACTTTTACAATTTGGACAATGAGGCAGTGCTTCTTGTTGCTTTGCAATTTGCTCATTTCTTTGATTAATTTTTTCTTGATATTTTGGATTTGTAAGTGTTCCATAACCTCCTTCAGTCCACGGTAAGAAATTACCTTCTTTAATTTCTTGTAATATGCAGTATGCTGCGCTCGCTGAAATTTCAGCAGAATTTGCTATAGCATCTATACTAATTTGATCATCTACACCAGTTTCTATATTTGATAGTATTTCAGAGATGTCATAAACCTCGTGATTAATATTAATACTTTGGTCTTCCTTATACAATTCGTTGATTATATCCCATGTTGGACAACCACAATTTGGGCAATGATCAGCTTTAACAGAAAATTCTTTACCGCATTCAGTACATTTTATCAAACTCATTCTTCATACTCCTTTTATAAACTTATTTAATTTGATTATATCATTATAAATATTGAAACGCAATCAATAGACCTATAACACTTTTGTCATTTAAAGAATTAGGTAATTTCGTTAATCAAGTTAAAAGTTTAAAAAAACTAAACCCATCTGATCTTAACATGCAAAATGAATTGTATAAAAACTTCGTAAATTCTTTTGCAAATTCAGGTTTAAACGCAAGTCAAGTTTACGATAAAATCTTAAAAAACGGCGGAGACTATTCACTAGCAGAAAACATTCTGCAATCAATTGGACTCTCCGACAAAGTGGAAGATATCAATAAACAACAAGCGTATGACGAGATTCAAAAACGAAAGAAAAAAATATCTTCTTCTAATAAAGTAGACACCCCTGATCTCTCTAAAGTTTCATCAGAAGCCCAAGCTACAAAAAAATCCCTCTCAGATCTTGGACAGGTCAATCTTGATAATGTAAATTCGAGCGCATCTAAACTTGGAGAAACATTTAGAACTGGTGTAACAAACGGTGTTGAAAAAGCCAAATCTGGCATTAAATCATTAGGATCAAACATAAAATCTGTGTTATCTGGTCTTGGTGCAACACTTAAATCCTATCTTCCTCTTCTAGCTGTGCTTGCTGCATTTGAAGGAATTAAAGCAATTCATTCTAACATGCAGAGTCAACGTAAAGATGAATTAAACGCAGGTCAGAAAAATCTTGACAAATACAACAAGAAAATTGATAAAAATAATAACAAGGTTAAGCAGGCTAAGAAATTACAAGAAGAATTCAATACTTTATCTTCTGGTGTTGATTCTAATACGAATGAAAATATCGGATTGTCAACAAGTCAATATGAAAGATATTTAGCGATCAAAAAAGAATTAGTGAAGTTAAATGGCGATCTTGTTACTGGATATAATTCAGAGGGTGAAGCCTTAATCAATAACAATACTGCCATTCAAGATACGATTGACAAATATCAAAAATTAGCAGATCAAAGTAAGAAAGATGTTGCTAGTAAAAAGAATGTAAACATCCAGAATGATTCTATGGCATTAAAAGCACAGAAATCATTGTACGGAAGTACATTCGCTGACGAAAGTCTTGGCACAAATCTAAAACGCTCTTTACCATATACTTTTAGATCCGCTAAAAATCTTGCTAAAGATGGACTTTCTATGAACGAAGCGTCTGTTAGACAATCTCTGTATTCTAATACAGATTTTCAAAAACAGGCTGCAAAAATTCTTGGCAAAGATAAAGTTGATGTTAGTAAATTAACATCTAAACAAATCCAAGAGCTTGCTAATAATTCAGACACTTTTAATTCTGAAGGATTTATCGGAAAGAATGACACAAAGAATCTCAAGAAATTATTGGCAGCTTCAAAGACGAATTACGATCAACTACAGAAATATTCTGATAGTTTTAGAAAGAACACTTTATCCAATATCTCTCAGGCGGTTGATGGGTATGATAAATTAGACCAGACAACAAAAACATTTGCATCTAACTTTATTTCAAATATGGACATTGATCCATCTAAAATGTTAGACACGGATTATCTTGATAAACAAGAAAAAACTGTTGAGAATCTTACTAAAAAACTTACTCAGAATAAAGACGTACAAGACCAAATCAAAGACTTCCAGAAAACACAAACAAATGGAAAAATGAATGCCAACAAATGGCAACAAAACGTAAATGATCAGTTTACTGCGTTGCAAAAATCTACTGGCATTGATAAAGATACATTAGCATTAACCCTTGGTATTAAGCTTGATGATAAAAATAACGTCTTATCATCTACTGGTAAAGATATTGCCAAAATGCAGGAAACATTAAACAATACATTCAAAAATCAAGACATTTCTAAGTTTACAGATTCTTTGAATTTAAATGATTTGTCAAATGCATTTGATATTGTTACAGATAAGACAAATATATTTACTGGTTCTGTAGATCAGTTAAAAGAACGTCTGAAAATGTTGAATAGTTCTTCTGCTTCCGCCTCTTATACTGTAGAAGGATATAAAGCAGCGCTTGATACAGATGATGATGATTCTGCTTATAATACTCTTGTTTCTGGAATGAAGCAAACTAAAGAAGAGTACAATCAAGGTAAAGTTGGTACTGATCAGTTTAAGACATTTGCTGGAATGATGTCTCCAACTGGTAAAACTGACGCAAAGAATTTTAAAGAGAATTATGATAATCTGAAGAAATATTTCACAGAAGATAATTCTGGTGTATATACTTTCTTTGATGATCTGAAGACAAAAACAAATGATTCTGGCAAAGCTTTAGCTGACTTTGATAAGAAAACTCAGAAATGGAAAATTAATATTGATTCTACCGCTTCTGCTGCCAAGAAATTTGGTATGGGCGTGGAACCATTTGAAGCTTTACTTAATAATCTGAAAACATATGGATTTGATGTCAATTTCAGTTCTCTTACAAAACAGTATGAAGAAGCTCAAAACAAACTTGATGGTTGGGCTGAAACATGGCAGAAAAATGGTGGAACCGCAGGGGATGAAGAAGGACAACGCATTGAGGCTTGGCGTCAACAAATTGACCAAGCAAAAGAAGCTGGCAAAGAAATTCCTGATACATGGACAAAGGTCATTGATTTTGAGGTCAATATTTCTTCCCTGCAATCACAAATCAAAGAAGCGAAAGATGAATACAAAGCTGCACAGTTAAATGGAGATACAGAAGCTCAACAGAAATCTATCGACAAACAATTAACGGCTTCTGCAAATATCCAAGCTAAATTAACTGGTGGTGAAGATGTTGGCAAATCTGGATTGACCAAAGGTATTAAAATACCTGTTGAAATTGAGACAAAAGCCAATGGTATCCAAAATGAAATTCAAAATCTTGTACAACAATACCAATCTGCTTCTGGACAAGACAAAATCAAACTAGGATTAAAAGTCGAAGCAAAGCGTGAAGAGTTGTTAAAAGAATTACAACCATATCTTGATCCTGAGACACTTAAAATTCTTGGTGATAATTCTGACGCTAAAAAGAAAGCGAAAGAAACTAAATCTGAGGCAGATAAAGTTCCAAAAGAAAAGAAGACTACATATACAGCTGATGCTTCTGGCGCTAAAAAAGGTGCAGAGGAAGCACAAAAAGCAGTGAATAGTGTCGAAGATGAGCATGTAACGCAAATTAAGACACAATATGGTATTGGTAAGAACGGTAAAGTTTCTCAAAAATCTACAAGCAATATGGTCAAGAATAATTACCTTGGTAATGCGATTGATCAAACAGGACGAGGAGCATATACCGCCCCTAAACAAACAAGTGCTTCAAGTGGTAAAACTAGCAAACAAAGCAAGTCTGACACCACTTCAAGTAAATCAGATACTACTACTGTTAAAGTAAATGTTAAAGGTAATGCTAAAAAGACCATTGACTCTATCAAGAAATCTTTATCTAGCATGAAATCCAAAAGCATTTCTATTAAGGTTAAGGGAAATGCAAAGAAAACCATTTCTTCTATCTCTAAATCTCTCAAGAAATTAAAATCTAAGAGTATTTCTATTAAAGCAAAAGGTAATGCGTCTTCTGTTATTAAAAAGATTGCTAGTGCTTTAAAGAAACTGAAAAACAAGAAAATTACTGTCAAAGTAAAAGATAGTGCTTCATCTAAAATTAGTAGCATTAAAGGAAAACTAAATGCATTAGGTAAGATGCATCCAACTCCAAAAGTTACTATCAATACAAGTGGATTACCAGCCGTTGAAGCTGCAAAATCAGCAATCAATGGCTTACATGATAAATCTGTTAATGTATCTGTAAATTATAGCCAGAGTGGCAAACCATCTAAAGGTGGTGGTGTTGCCCACGGTACTGCTGCTTTTGCTCATGGTACTATACCAAGAATCACAAATAGCAGACGTGCATTGGCGAGTGGAACATTAGGTGCTAAGTTCTCTGGATTATCTTTAACAGGGGAGGTTGCGCCAGAATTAGTCGTCCGTGGCAACAAATGGTTTACTACAGGAGATAACGGTGCGGAGTTCACTGATATACGTAGGGGAGACATAGTTTTTAATCATCAGCAGACAGCAGATTTACTTTCAAAAGGATCTACAAACAGTCGTGCTTCTATTAAAGGTGGTATGTCTGCATTTGCACATGGTAAGGCTTACGCTTCTGGACATCGTGTTACTGGTAGTGGTGCGTTCCAAGGTGGTGCTGCTTCTGGATATAAAAAACATTCATCAGGTTCTTCTTCTACCAAAAAGCATACAGAATCCACTAAAAAGAATACGGAAGCAACAAAAAAGAACACGGATTCTAAAAAGAAAGAAAGCAAAGCTACAGATAAGAGTACAAAGAAAAAGTCAAAATTTGCCACATTGCTTGACAATATGGGTAAACAATTTGACTTCATTGCAATCGCTATTGATCGAGCTGCAACTGCTACAGAAAAATTTGCTAATATGATCAATGATTATGTGAAACCAGAAGCTAAACAAAGTGCGCTTTGGAATCAATATAAATCAGCTGGCAAGGAAGTTTCTGTAAATCAGAAAGCAGCTAAGAAATATAAATCTGAAGCAAGTTCATTTGCAAGTAAGGCAATTAAGACAGTGCCTAAGACAAAGAACAGTTCTAAGAAAAAGAATCAGAAACGATTACGGACATACTTTGAACGTGTGCGTAACGGTAGTATGAATATCAATACTATCAAGAATGATAACATGCGTTCTGCTGTGGAGTCCTATCAGAATTTATATGAGAAGTACCTTCAAGCTAATTCTGTTGCTCAACAGTTAAAGAATACTCAGCGTGATTTATTCAATCAATGGTTGAATATGCCTACTGAAAAGGCACAGAAAGCAATTGAAAACCTACAAAACTCATATGATACATTATCTAATCGTTCTTCTGCTGCATCTACGGGAGAGTCTGGTGTTGCAAGATTAGTTCAAACGTCAAACGATCAGTTATCCGAAGCACAATCTAATGTTTCTTCTGCAAAATCTACTCAGAGTCGTGCCTCTTCTGCTAACAAAACAGCACAAAAGAAGGTTTCAAAAGCGACAAAGAGTCAGAAATCTAAGGCGAAATCTGCTAAAAAAGCGGTCAATAAGTCTGGATTATCTAAAAAAAAGAAAGCGTCTCTTAACAAGAACATTAAAGCAGGTAAGACGATCTCTACTAAGGGACTCAAAGGGTCTGCAAAGAAAAAAGCTACTGCTTATAATAAAGCGGTTAAGAGTACAAAGTCTGCAAAATCTTCTGCTGCTAAGACAAGTGCAAATCTATCAAATGCTAACAGTGCGTTATATGATGCACAGGTATATCTGAAAAATGTGCAAGATTCTCAAGCAATTGCAAGTAATTATGCAGGTCAACCTGCTTACACATATCAGAATGATGTGTTGGACAGTCAAGTCAAAAATAAGAAGAAACAGTATGAAAATAGTCAGACTGCTGTAAGAGAAGCTAGTAAGAACCAAGCTAAATATCAGAAAGAACGTGAAAATGCACAAGCTAATAAGAATAAAGCTGATAGTGCAGTTAAGACCAAGGGTAATAATATTCTTAAGACCAAACGGGCTAAGAAATTATCTAATTCTCAGAAAAACGCAATCAAGTCTGGAAAAGAGGTTTCTTTAAAAGGAATCAAAGATAAGACTTTATTAAAACAGCTTAAAGCATATAACGAGCAAGTCAAAAAAGCAAAAGACGCTTCTAATAAATTAGCGCAGGCTAAACAAAATGAGGCGGATGCTACAAATGCTTTGGCAACTGCAAATAAAAATGCGAATGATGCTGCTGCGGATTGGGCTGCTGAACAGACAAATGCCGCTGTGCAATCTCAAGCTAATATTAAAGCATATTATGATGCGAAATCTAATATGGAAGCCACAAATAGTAGCAATGCTTCTTCTGCCGCAAAGTTGAAACAATCAAAAGGTCAAGACCTTGATAGTTCTGACTACCAGAATCAGATTGATGCCAATGAGAGACAAGCACAGATCATTGATGAAGAAGCTGCAAAAATGCAAGAGAACCTAAATAACAAATTGAACGATGGTTCTATTAAATATGGTTCTCAAGAATGGATGCAGATGCAAAATGAAATCAATGCTTGTAAAGGTAGCGCAGATGATTTAAGAGCCTCTAACGAAGAACTTAAAAATAGTATGCGTGACGATATTTATTATCGTGGCTTTGAACGTGCTATTAAAGCGGCTCAGAATTTACAAAATTCACTTACAACGATATCTTCTTTGATCGATGAAGATGCAATGTTTGATGATGACGGAAATCTGACTGATTATGGTACTGCTGCCATTGCAACAAATATTGCTAATGTCAAATCTGAAAAAGAAGAATTGAATCAATTGATGCAAGAACGTGCCAAAATGGCTGAGCATCGTGATGAATATTCTGACACAGAATGGGCTGACGCAATTCAAAAGAGTGATCAAGATATTGCGGACGCTGTTAAAAGTATTAAGTCTGCCGAAGATAGTGTGACAACTATTCTGAAGAATAACGCAAAACAGAAATTAGATGTGATTAACAAGACTATTTCAGCATATTCTGAGGCTATAAAAAAATCTAATGACTACTATACATACGACAAGCAATTGAAATCATCTAACAAGGATATTCAGATACTAAAATCACAGATAAATGCACTTAATGGGGTGGCTGATGCAGCATCGAAGAGTAAAAAAGCACGTCTTGAGGCAGAACTCCAAGAAAAGCAAGATGCACTTGATGATACAGTAAAAGATCATATTTATAATCTTCAGATTGACGGACTTGATAAGTTAAGCACACAGCTGAATGACGATTATGAGAAATACTGTAAAGAGTTATCTTCTTCTGTTGACAAGATTGAAGAAACGTTTACATCTTTATCTGGAACAATCAGTTCAGAGGGTACAAAAATTGATAGTACGATTACTACCATCTTGGGACATTATGGTGTCAAACCAAGCGATCTTGGACTGACAGATAGCAAGGTCACAGGCTATGCACAAGGTGGATTAGTCAAATCCGTACATAAGAACGGAGATGATGGTCTTGCTTCTCTCGCAGTAGGCGAGGAGGTTGCTACTGTTGATGTTGTTAATCTGGCAAACAAAGTAAGACAAGATAAGGTATTAAATGCCTTAGCAAATGGACATACACTGAACGGAATGACTATGGATGGAATTGGTACAACGGAAATCAATGTCAACTTTGGAGAAGCTATTGGTGCAATTAATGTTCCTTCTGGAGTATCTGATGAAGAACTTCAAAGAATCGTCAATGAATCCTATAAATATACTTCTCAGAAAGTTACTCGTGACATGGCTAAAATCGTTGGTCGTAAACGTCCAGTTTAAAACCTTATCTAATAAGGAAGAAACAGGTTGAGTGGTGCGTAGAAATACGCACTCTTGCCTGCTATTTTTATGCAAAATTTTATACAGAAAGGAGATTACATATATGTTGTCATTTGAATATAATGGGCAATCTACAAAAACAATCTTAGATACACCTCTGATGGTCGTGCAGTTTGATGTGACAAATGACATCACAGGATTTTCACGAGAGATTGTTAAAGGTGAAAAAACAATGTTACGTCAGGAGACAAATCATTATGGTGCAATGTATTCTGATGAGAGCACATATGAATTTTACCTCGTAAAAGAAAATGGACATGGATTTACAAATTCAGAGCAGAGAAAGATCAATAAGTGGCTGACTTCTCCTACTCTTGTAAAACCATTAACAGGAATTGCGGATGATAAAGAAACTGTAATTTACAAGGGGATCTTCCAGAACATTGGATGGAAAATGATCACATGCAAACTTGGTCAGCTTGATGCGGTTCAATGCAGTTTCGTTTGTGACACCCCATTTATATGGAAACACTATGAGATTTCTGGCGAAGTTGCAACAAGTAATAAATTCTCAACAAACATTTTTGTAGATAGTGATGATACGGAGTATGAGATTTATCCAAAGGTAACGATTGCTTCTCAGACAAGTCAAACAGTAACAATCGAAGTTCGTGGTGAAAATTCTATGTCGATACTGTGCAGACCTACTTTACCAGTATGTATTGATTGTAAACATTGTATGGTAACAGATGGAACTGTAACAGGATTGACTAATTTTGAAGATATTGGATGGGCTGATGTTGGAAATATCTCGTGGATTAAACTGCATGATGGATATAATGTGATAAACATTACAGGTGCGTGTACTTATAAAATCGAGTTCGATGTTCCACAGAAACGGATTGGTGATCTGTTATGATTAAACACAATGCAAAAATTTATTTATGCCGTCCTGACAGAACTGTTATCTGTGCCTTAAATGGAGTACAGATTAAGAGCGTTGAATACGAACAGCAATTAAAAGATTTCAATCGTCTTATATTTAATGTAGACAGATATATAGATATTGATGGAGAATACGTTGAATCTGCTGGCTATGAGAAACTAAAAGATCATATGACAATTTACCTTGAAGGACTTGATTATTTTCAACTTCAAGAGCCTTCTCTACAGAATGATAATGGCAGATATGAATATAAGGCATGTGAAGCATATTCTGATGAAAAAACCTTTGAAGATAAAGATATGAAAGGTTTATCTTTCAATAAAGGTACAACAGATTCTATGGAAATGTTGGCTACAAATAACGTAGATGATATGGGTTATGCGAAAGAATATATCACGTTTTGTAACGATAGAAACCATGAATTATCATTGATGCATTTAGTATTAGAAAAAGCTCCAGGAGTACCAGGATGGAGTGTCGGTTACATCGATCCTGCAATAAAGAACGAAAAATATTCGTTTGAGGCAGATAATACCAATGCCTATGCGTTCCTTAATACGACTGTTGCAAATGTTGTAAAATGCGTATTTTATTTCGATACAATCAATAGAACGGTAAGTGCGTATGCTAAAGAAAACATAGGAAAAGACACGAATATCTTCATTGGATGGCGTAACGCACTTAATATGCTCAAAATGACTCCGCAGGCAGATACAATGTATAATGCTCTGACAATTCAAGGCGACGAAGAGTTAGATATTACGAGAGTAAATTATGGTCGAAGTCATATCTATAATCTTGACTATTATCTGACTACCAACTACTTCCCTCAAGAAACCATTGATAAAGTTAAAGCATGGCAAAAGTGGCAAATTGATAATCACGCTAAATATATTGAGAACGGAAAGAAGTCTGCGGAATATCAAGCAAAGATTGATGAGATAAATTATCGTGTGCCAAATGATGGAATCCAGATTGCTCAATATAAAACAATGAATCAAGAAACTCTTGAGAAAACTCTTAAAATGTATGAGCAAATGCTTACTACAATCCAAGTCAGTGTAGATACAAGAGATGATCATGAGAAAGATTCAAGCGGCAATTATACAAAATGGGATAAGCCAGATGATATTCAGAATCGTGTCTATAAACCTTGGACTACTCCTTCTGGCGAAGTTGATCATAAAAAATATCTTGCTTTGTTAAAAGAAAGCAACAAAGGATATTATACATATCAAGAATTAAGAGATTATATTATTCCAAATATTAAGGTAGCAATTCAAAACTTGCATTTAGCCGATGATAAGAAGATTGATTATAATGATGAATTTGAATCAAACTGGGATTTATATGGAATCAAAGAACTTGAAGGCAAACGTGACGAATACAAAAAACAGATTTTAGATATTCTTGCTGCATATCAAAAAGAATGGAATCAACTTACCGATGAAGAAATCAGTAAGGCTGGTGTAAAGGATGAAAAAACCTATAATGTATTCCATAAGAATTTTATTAAGTACAAAAATTGGCTTGGTGATGAAAATACAGAAGGTTCACTTCTATATAAATTAAAAGAGTTAAATGCACAGGTCGATGAACTTGAAACTAAGAAGAAACCATATGACGATGTAATGACAGATATGAATACTCATTCTGAACTTAATGATCCGCAATTTGGATTGACAGATAAAGAATATACTGCTGTCATGAACATTGTTCGTATGGGTGATTATACAAACAATAATATCTTTACTACTTCTCTTGATGACGCAATCACATCTTACGAGCATTGCGAAGAATTATATCAAGATGGATTAAAACGTATCTCTGAAACTTCTCAACCACAATATCAGATTGAAACATCTCTCGATAACATTCTTTCATTAAATGAATATGCAGACGTAAATTCAGATAATAAACAAGGTTGGCATAATCAGTTTACGGTCGGTAACTTTATTCGAGTTGGTGTGCGTGATGATTATGCAGTTAAGTTAAGATTATTGACAATTGCATACAATCCCTGCACAAAAAGTTCAGAAATTAGTGTGACGTATACTAACATGATCACGAGTCTAACAGGTAGGGATGATTTCTCTTATCTATTTGACGATACTGCTGCTTCGCAGAAAAATAGTATTTCTGTCGGAACAGGCGACTCTAAAGACTCTGTTGAATATATGACTAATATGCTTCAGCGAATGACAAATAGTTCTTTGTTTGGAAATGCAGTGAGCAACAGTGTGCAGAATGTATTGAGTGACCAAGGAACTATTAATAAATTGCTTGGAGATTACTTGGAATACAAGGTTATCAAGGTCGGGAATATCACTGGCGACAAAGCGGAATTTAATGAGTTGTTTAGCAAGTATATTAACTCAGAATACATTGCCGCTAATTCTGCCGATATTAAGAAGTTAAATACAGATGTTGCTAATATCAATTCTGCAATCATCGGTGCTTCTTCCACAGAAACAGGTATTGTATTCAATCTATCCTCAGCAAACGCAAAGTTTGACTCCGCATGGATCATCAATGGTATTGCAGGCAAAATGACAATTGGAGACTTAGCCGCAGGCGATATTACAATCTCTGATACAATGCGTATCTTATCGGAGAATGGCAACTTTATCATGAACGGCTCAGCTATGCAGTTTTTAGATACTGAAGGCAATGTTGGAATCCAAATTGGTTATGATACGAACAAGAATCCAAGCATTATCATCAAAGACAATAAAGGCGTAACAGTTATGACAAGTCAAGGTATCACTAAGGATGCGATTGCTGATGGATTGATTGTGAATAATATGCTTGGAGATAAATCTATATCTAAGGATAAGCTGAACTTTCCTATCGTTGAAGCGAACGCACAAGGCGGAGTTGATATTACACAGATTTATGATGGTAAAGGCGGTTTATGGGGCGTTGAGTATACAACTTTTAAGAACAGTGTAAATAGTACATTAGATGACTGGGATACCAAGATGGATGAAATGGGATATGAAATCTTCATGACCACTTCTGCTGGCAGAACACTTGGTAGAGGAATTAATGAAACAGTAGCAACTGCTCATTTAACTAAAGATGGACAAGATGTTACAGACGAATGGGATGAATCTCATTTTGCATGGAAAAGAGAATCGAGAGATACGAGTGGAGATTCTTATTGGAATGAAGCTCATAAAGGGAAAAAACAAATAACTATAACTAGAGACGATATATATTTTGGAGCAGCTATTAAGCTGCTTTTTGTGGTTGATGGAGAAACTGTCGCATCAACAAATTAATTAAAGGAGGAAATAACCTATATGGGAAAAATACTAGCATGGACAGAGGGCACCTTTGTCGATTTAACAGATGGAAAGCAGATTCAGGCTTATTTAAATTATAATCAGCCATTGACAATACAATACGATCCGAACCAAGCTCAGAACTATGCACCAGACTGGGGAACAAATAAATTAACTATCACGCCAGTAATTCTTGTGGACAATGAAAGAGTTGCACCAAACGCAAATGGAATGTCAATCATTTGGCAACGTAGAGTGGGTTCTGGATCGGCTACAAATTTGGTAACAGGCGAGACTGTTTCTTCTGGTGTATTAAATGTAAGTAAAAATATGATGGTTGCCGGATCTGTGGAGCTTTTATCGTATATTTGTACAATTACTTATACAGATCCAGATACAAAACTTGTAGCAGAAACACAACAGCAGATCACATTCAGTCTTAACAAGAATGCATTGGAGCTTTCAGAATGTTCTATTACAGGTGAAACTTCATTTAAATATAATGGTTCTGGAAAATTAGTATCTGCTTCTTCTATTGTATTAACAGCCAACTTAACAAATTGTACATTAAAACAATGGCAATATAAAAAAGCAGATGGGTCTTATGCGGTTTATCCAAACTCTGGGACAAGCACTACATTAACCGTCAAAAACACTGATGCTGTATTCTTCAATGAAGTTGCAACAATTAAACTCGTTACAAACATGGACGGGCTAATTGATATTCATCAGATTCAAAATGTGCGAGATGGTGCCGCAGGTAGCGATACTTATACTTGTCAAATGACTAATGATGTATTTTCTGTTTCTTGTACTTCTTCAGGCACTCCAAAAACAGGTGCCTTCACAGGATGTGATTCTGCAATGGCTATCTGGAAAGGTGGTAACGACGATACCGCAAACTGGAATATCACAGCTACTCCAAGTACAGGTGTAACAGGATCTTTTGATTCTGACACACACAAATATACTGTTACAGGCTTAACAGTAATGTCAGGATACGTTGAATTTATTGCAACAAAAACCGGATGTGCTACTATCACAAGACGATTCAATATACATAAAGATACATCTGGAGCCGATGGAAAAGATGCACAAATCTTCGAAATTTCATCTGATGTTGCGGTTATGAAATTAAATGCTTCTGATGTCTATGTGCCAACAAGTGTTAAATTTTCTGGGACAAAGAGGGTTGGAAATGCTACAGTTGCAGCTGCGTATTCTGGTAGGTTTAAAGTCTACGAAACTACAGATGGGACAACATATAATCTAAAATACACTTCTTCATCCGATCAAACGACTATTATGTATACTCCATCTTCAACATCTGTGAAAATCATTAAAGCAGAACTTTATGTATCTGGAAATACAACACAACTTTTAGATAGTCAGACTGTTGCTGTTGTCCCTGATGGTCATAAAGGTGAAACTGGTGCAGCTGGTAAGGATGCGGTTGCAGTAAACTTAGGAAACTTTCATGATAGTATCCCTTGCGATACAGGTGGAAAATCTAAGGAAGCTAGAGATATTACAATTCCATTTGAATGTAATAAAGGTGGAGTCAGAGTTGCAGGAACAGCAGCTGTTGGAACATTACCTAGTGGAGTAACACTAAAAACAAATACAGCAGCTACGGCTTCTGCTGATGGGGCAATTGTACTAACTGTTGCAAAGGGCGCAGTACTATCTAGTACAGCCAACTCAGGAGAAATTACAATTACAATTACAGCTGCTTCAGTAACAAGAACTTTTAAATTTTCATGGTCTAAATCTGTACAGGCACTAAATGGTACAAGTGCTGTATTGTTACAGGCTTACCCTCAGGGAGATGGGTTAATTTATAATGGTAACAATAATGTTGTCCTACAAACTTTATTACAAAATGGAACAACCGCTGTAACTGCTTCGAGTTATCAATGGGCAAAATTTACAGGAAAGGGATATACAAATCTTGAGGGTAAAACACAATCTACATTGACAGTAACGCCAGATATGGTTGATTCATTTGCGTCCTTTAGAGTTTCCGCAGTCTATGGTGGAAAAACTTATAACGCATATAGTGTGGTTCAGGATAAAACAGACCCATGTACAGCTACATTAAGAAGTTCTATCCCTATGACAATTAAGAATGGACAAGGGGCTGGTGGAGCATGGATTCAAGTTTTAAGAAATGGAGTGGAAATCGACGCTCCTAAATCAACTGATTTCTTAACAAAAGCACCAAGTAATCCTACAAGTGGAGATTTTTATTATGCTGTAAATATGTCTGCAAAAACTGTAACTTTAATGAAATATGATGGTTCTAAATGGGCAGCTGCTCCATCTAGTGACCAGGCAACATTAACATATAAATGGTATAGGAAAAATGCACAAGGAGAGTCACTTGATACAACAACTCCTTATGCAACAGGGAAAGCTATCTTTGTAGATAGTTCAGTAATTCAAGGAACAATGAGTTTTGATGTAGAAATTTCAGAACCTTAAAAGCAATGGTATGTGTTTAAGTACAGGATCATTGCTTTTTTGATTCTGTGCTTAAATAAAGGAGGAAATTATACGTGAACAAAACTATTGCTTGGGCGGAAGGCACGTTTGTTAACATGACAGAACCTTTCACAGTCATGTTAACAAACGAAGCACAGCAATTCGCTACAGATTCAAATAGAAAAGTAACTTCCGCACAAAGTTACTATACAGACATTATTGTTATTCGTGGTAGTCAGGAGCGGACTGATTACACAATTGGAAATATTACTTCTGGCAGTGGGATTACTGTCAGTAAGAGCAGTAAAAGAGTTACATTTAGTGTGAGTGCTGGTACTACTATCGGTGCCGATACGGGAGTAATCGAGATTCCTATTACGCTTGATGGGCAGACTGTTAAGAAACAGTTTTCCTGGAGTTGTGGGAAACAAGGACCCCAAGGTGTTCAGGGTAATGATGGGAATAGTTTTGCTTGGAATATGTTAAGTGAAACAAATTGTGGTAAAAAACATTGGGGAACAGAGTCTTCTGGCGGAAAATATTCTGTTGAAGATTTTATTACAGAAGATAATATCAATGCTGTAAAACTAATTTGTACTGAGGCTATATCTACATCAAATTGGTCTTATGTTTCATTTAAAGATATTAAGATGTTGAAACAACTGAAACCATCTACAAAATATACATTAAGTTACGATATTAAAGCAAACAGATCAGGAGCTATAAGTCACTCTATATGTAAAGGAGATGTAAGTAATTTTTGCACTAATACTGTCGTTGTAAACAATATAATTGGGAATGAAACGTGGCAACACATCTCAGTAGTTTTAACTACGAACGATTTAAAAACAACACCTACAAACGAAATTCTATATCTAGGCAGAAATGCTTTAAGTAAGGTAGGCTATTCTATCATCAAAAATCTCAAACTAGTTGAAGGAGATATCGACACTCCTTGGAGTCCATCTCAATCAGATATCGAAGGAAAAGGCGTTGTAGAAACAGTTCAATACTACCTAGCAACATCTCAAGCCTCTGGAGTAACTTCTTCTACTTCTGGTTGGAGTACGGACATTACAACTCAAAAACTCACTACTGATAAAAAATATTTATGGAATTGTTATCAGACCAAGTATAGTGATGGTACAAGTGAACCTATTAGTACACCTAAGGTTATTGGTGTATATGGTGATAAAGGACAAAAAGGTGACAATGCCAAAAACCTCTCTATCACACCTTCATCTCAATACTTCAAGTCTACAGACGGTGGTAAAACATTTGCACCAAACGCAATCACAATTAAACCTACTATTCAAGGAGAAATCAGTTTTGGTAAATGGCAATACAGCATTGATGGTGGAGTTAGCTTCACTGATGTTGTGAGTGGACAGAAAGGCTTGACGATCAGTAATAATATGTTGGCTGTTAGCAAAGATAGTAGTTTATACAGTGATGCTGTAACTATGATTACTTTCAGAGCGGTTGCCGATGATAGTAGTTTTTATGATACTTGTAGTATTGCTAAGATTTATGACGTGAGTGATATTGGTGATGGTAGGAATTTAATCCAAAAATCGCAATTAAATCCGATCGATGGAGCCGAATTAAGTTTGGATGATTATACAAAAAATGGCACGGTTATTTTTACAAACAAGTCTAAAAATTCTGGATTTAGTTTTGACAGTTATAATAATTATCAACCAAACTCTAAATATGTATTATCTTATTATTTTACAAAAACAAGTGGCACCATAAATAGTTTTGGTGGATTTCACAATGGTAAACGTGTTGTTTATACTTCTTTTTTTGTTGATGATAAAGTCTATGATACGGCAAGTTACGCTGGAGGGAGTTCTCAAATTGGAACAATTCTAAATGACGGAAAACGTCATAGAATTGTTGTATGCTATACTACTCCCGATACAATCGCCACCGACACAAGTGTTAACTACACTTTTATCCAACCAGGTCGAGGAAATACAAATCCAAACTTTGGGGTAAAAATTGAAGAATTAAAACTTGAAAAAGGTTCTTCCCCTACTGGTTGGTCACCAGCTCCAGAGGACGTTCAAACAGCGATTTTATCTACCAAATCAGAGATCTCTGATGTGAGTTTAAAGGTGGATAAAAACAAGCAAGCCATTGAGCAAAGAGTGGAAAAGACTACTTATCAGCAAGATTTAAACTTGGTCAAGGGCGATATTAGTAAAGCGAATGAAGGACTAAATAAGTGGAGATATGAAATTTATCCTAAGAGTTTGTTTGCAAGTGAATATCAAGGCAAGAGTACAATGGATGTATTTGCTAAGAATACAAATCTTACACCTAGCCAGAGTGTGTTGATTAATGATACAGATTTAAGTATTGCTTGGAACTATGCAGAAAATTATATTGGCTACGCTCTTACATTTGCAAAATTCTCTGCTGCTAAAAGTGTTGCGATCACATTTGCACATGATGATGGAGCACATATTTATCTGAATGGTAAATTGATTGGCGGTAATGATGTGTGCAATAACAAAGGTGAATCTTTGACGTTAGGGTTTGTAAAAGGATGGAATTGCATTGAGGTTGTTGTAAATGAAGGCGCTTCTACAGAAGGATTTAAATTAGGCACTACTCTATCTGCTCTGCCAGAATGTCAACTCATGAACTGTTACTACGGTACTCCTGTTGCTAGACAGTCTCACATTACAAATCAGTTGGTGGAAAACACGACTAATATTGATGGTATTAGTACGAAAGTCAGTAAGGTCACGAGCGTAATTGGTGAGGGCGGTGAGAACTTCACAAGTTTTAAGAATGAGTACAGTGATTTTAAGCAAACAATGAATGGATTTAAAACGACTGTTAGTCAAACTTATGTGACTAAGGATGATTTTAATGGACTTGAAATTGGTGGAAGAAATTTATTGCTGTATTCTCAAACTATTAGAGCACATAAAGATTATTATGGCGTTGGTTGGTTAACAGACGAAGTCGAAACATTTAACGGATGCCCTGTATGGTCGGTTAAAAATCAGTGGGGAAGGTTGACATGGTTGTTCAAATCACATGTTATTGATAGAGGATTGGTTAAAGTTGGAGATACACTGACATACTCTCTATACGCCAAAACAAATAACGCATCTGGAAAAAGCATTAATTGTTCGTACCGATTCAAAGGGAATGCAAATGCTTATTGGTTCAATGGTTCGGCTTTTAATGTTGGTACAAATTGGACAAGATATTCTGTCACATTTACAATTACAAAAGATATGTTGGCAACTGATACATATATGACCGAAATTGGATTCGAAGAAACAGCTTCTATGTCTGGAGATGACAAGGTCTACTATGCATGTCCTAAACTTGAGCGTGGAACAAAAGCAACCGATTACACTCCAGCTCTTGAAGACAATGAAATTAATGGTCAGAACTTAGTAAGTAATTTGTCTAGTAATTGGGAGCAAGGATCAGTAAGCTATGTTGCAAATTCGACATATGCTTCAATTAAAACAGTTCTAGCTACACGTCTTCGCACAGAAGATGTATTTTCTGTGTCTGGGAATGTCACTATTTCTGCTGGTACTTTCACCAATTCATCTAAAGAAGAATTGAATTTCTATTATGTGCTGTTTGATGTAAACAAAAAAGCGATTGGTGTTCCAGCTAGTGGTAGTGAGTGGCAATCACTAACAAGCCCCAAAATAATCAACTGTGGTGACGCAAAATACATGGCAATCATTCTTCGTTGGGGTTCTGGCTCTACAGTCATTACTCCTTCCAACATTTCGCAAATCTGCTTAAAAATCGAACGTGGTACTTCTGCTACACCTTTCACGCTTGCGCCTGAAGATGTTAACGGGAAGATCGTGAATGTAGAAACTATTGCTAATCAGACCGCTGATAAATTCAGTTGGATTGTCAAAAGCGGTACAAGTTCAAGTAATTTCGAAATTACTGATAGATTAATGAATCTTGTATCAGCAAACATTAATCTTGATGGTATTGTAAGCTTTATGAATACTGCTAAAGGAGATGGCAGAAAGAATCTATATAATCTAGATTACTCTAGTTTTGAAAATGTTGCCTCACAAAAAGATGCTATATGCTACGCAAAAGATAACGGTGTAACTTCTGTCAGCATTGATAGTTCGGTATCTTATGATGGAAATAAATCTCTTAAAATCAGTTATACTACTGCAAATTTAAACTCAAGTACAACACCTTTGTATTTAGGAAGTTCTGCAAATAATTACGGTTGTGTAAAAATACAAGCAGGTAAACAATACCTACTTTCTTGTTATGTAAAATCAGATTCTGCTACGGGACTGTTCATGATAGATATTCAGGGGCATGATACCCCAGACACCAAAACAGATGGACTTTATCTATCTAACATTGATCCGAGAAAATTACCAGGCAGTTCTACTGGTGTTAATCTAAGTACGGATTGGCAACGAGCTATTTGTGCAATTAAAGTCGCAGATAATGCAACTGGATTATACTGGTCTGTAGTTCCTCTTATCTGGGGGAAACCAAGCAGTTCTAATGTGCCTCAAACTTTTAATGTATGGGTAGATTGCATCATGTTAGAGGAAGTTGATTCTATTTCAAATGAACCCGGTACTTACATACTCGATAAAGAAACTATCATAGATGGTGGGAGTGTTAAAGCTGACACTATCACTGGTAATCAAATTTTGGCAGGCTCCATTACAGCCGATAAAATCGCAACAGATGCCATTAAATCTCACAACTACATCTCTTCTGGTGGTACGCAGGGATCATTCTTAAATCTGGGTGATGGTAGCTTTACAAGTCCTAATTTGAGTTGGGATTCAAATGGTAATTTGATTGCCAAGAATGCGAACCTGAGTGGTGAGATTACAGCTACGAATGGTAGTATTGCGGGATGGACTATAATTAGCAATAAGATGTATACGACAGGATCTGGTAAATATACAGGTATTGGTAAGTACGGAAGTGCTTATGCTTTCTGGGCGGGTGCAACAAGCAATGATAACGGAAATAGTGCCGTATTTAAGGTTGGTCACACTGGTAAATTAACTGCCACAGATGCAGATATTACGGGAACAATTACTGCTACGAATGGTAAGATTGGTCGCTATGATATTACGTCAACATATCTGATGACAAACAGCGGAAGTAATGCATCTGGTATTGGTGGAAATCAGGCTTTCTGGGCTGGTGCTGAAGATAGCAATTCTGCTCCTTTTAGAGTTGGGTATGATGGAGTTTTGTGGGCAGAAAATGCCGCCATAAGAGGAAGTATCGAAACTGGAAATTTAGGAGATGAAGGAGATACTGTCTCTATAATAAACGGACATATAGGAATACAAGGTACGTCAAATAATGTTGAAATTTATTCAACTGGATTTAAATTTGGTATTGATGGGGACTATTATTTAATGTCAGTTTCAGAAGGAGTCAAATGCTATCGAAATTTGTATGCAACAGATTTTGTAGCGGACGGTTGGCTTTATTGCTCAGAAGTGCATAGTTCTGGTGCAGTTGTCATTGGTGCTGATAGCGAATCTTTTTATTGGGCGCATGGGTACCAAATTGCACGTGGAACATCGTGGGGAGGTGTATGTGTCGGTGATGATAGTCAACAATTGCGACTTTATGGTTCGTCTATCTGGGCATCACACAGCATTTCTACTTCAGACGAAAATCTTAAAGAAAACTTTACTACTCTTGATCAATATGAAAATTTCTATATGAATCTAAATCCTATAGGGTTCAATTACATTGGAGATTATGATGGTAAGAAAACTCATTTTGGATTTGGTGCTCATAAAACAGAAGACGTCTTAGAATCAGAGGGTTATGATGCTGATAAATTTGCTGTAGTAACACATAGACCTCTTGTACAGGAAGATATTGAAAAGCGTTTTGGCAAAGATGTTGAGGTCGATATTGAAACGGAATATGGTGTTTCTTATACAGAATTTATTGCATTAAATACCCATATGATTCAAAAGACACGAAGAGAACTTACCAAAGTCAAACAAGAAAAAGCCGACCTAGAAGTTCGATTACAAGCAATCGAAGCAAAGCTTGGACTTTAAGAACGGATAAAAACAACTAAATAAAACATAAATTTGATCGTACATAGAGCAGTTTTCGGACTGCTCTTTTTGTATGCCCAAAAACAGAAAGAAAGGTGAAATACATATGGTATACACAGTTAAATTAGATAGCTCTGACGACAAAGTATTTAATCTTATGCAGTTTAACAGCATGACATTTGACATGGAATGTAAGCTTGTCGTTTGCACAGATGATCTAAAAGCAGTTAAATCAGCATTTACAAACTTTAAAACATTAGACATTTACAGAGATGATGTGCAGATTGCAACTTATACATGCTTTAACAATTACAAAGAAATCTCTTTACAACAGGGACTGTATAACAACACAAACGGAGAATGGGAAGATGCACTGATCGTATCTCTTACAAGAGCAAATATTGTAGAACAGGTACAGCGACTTGATGAAAAAGTCAATCAGGTTGTTGATATTAACACACTAAGCCTTGATGAATACAAGAACTATTTACAGGAGAAAAACAAAGCTGCTCTTGCTGAGTTCTTAGCAGATCAGAGCGTAGAATTCAATGGTAAACCTTACGGAGTTAGTGAGGAAGATCAGAATGAAATGGCTCTGAACTTTATGCAGTATCAAGCTCTTACTACTGCTGGTCAGCAAGTAACTCTTGAGTGGCATAGTAAAAAGAGTGCGTGTGAAACATTCACTGCTGAGGAATTTGTGCAGTTAACAGCAATGATCAAGGCATTTGTTTATCCTTACTTTCAGCAGATGAATGTAATCAAACAACAGATTTTTAGTTCTACTAGCAAAGAAGAATTGGGCAAGATTGAAATTAAATATGAAGTAATTCCTGTACAGTCAACAGAACCTACTACTCCTTCAGATGGAAAAGATTCAACTACGACTGATAAGACAGATGAAACAGGAAAAGATTCAGTTACGACTGAAGAATAATTAGTTTAACAGAGAAAAGGAGAAAATTAATATGGAAATGACAAATATGCAGGCAGATATGATCTTAGGACAGTTAAATACAATTTATGCATTCCTTATGAAAAACAGTGAATTAGTACCATGTACTTTAAGTGCTGGGCTTGCCAAGAATATTAGAAAGATTCAAGAAGAGCTGAAGGAATATTTTGAAGAAAAACGCAAACTCTTACAGAAATATGATATCACTACTGATGCCCAGATCAATAGCACAGAGAACGGACAGAAATTCTTAGCAGAGTTTAATCCTTTAAGCATGGAAAACTCAGGGGTTGAGTTCCATAAGATGAGAATGACTTTTAGCGAAGTTTGTGATGTTATTGAGAATTGTCAAGGAATTCTTGAGGGAGACATCATGATTTTACAGCTTATTTGTAAAGATGAAAGTGAGAACGAAGATCAAAAAGAAGGTGAATAAATGTTGCATGTAAAGAAATCATGTAAATATCTTATCTTATTCCTTATTGGAGCATTTGCTTATTGTGGAATTGAAATCATCTGGCGAGGATATACACATTGGACAATGGGAGTGTTAGGTGGTAGTTGCTTTATTCTTATTGGGCTGATCAATAACAGTCGCTTCTTCTACCATCTTATGCCCTTTCGTAAACAAATGATTCTCGGAGGATTGATTGTTACTGTAATGGAATTCATAGCAGGTTGTATTTTAAATTTATGGTTAGGTTTAGGCATTTGGGATTACTCTCAAATGCCTTTTAATCTGTGTGGGCAGATTTGCTTACCTTATACAATTTTATGGATTTTACTGAGTGCAGTGTGTATTGTTACAGATGATTGGTTGAGATATTTATTATTTGGAGAAGAAAAACCAGAATATGTTTGGTAAAGACTTAAAGGAGTGATTTTTATAAAATAATCGAGGTAATTACATGATAGAAAATTGGAATATTATAATTAATTTTTTATCTCAACATGGGGCTGCATTGACAGTGTTTGTCTTTGCGGTTCTTTTGTTTGCAGATAAAATTTTTGATGTCACTTCCAAATTAAACGAAAAGTTTGGGTTTGAAACACGAGCCTCATTAGAAAAGAAACATCAAAAAGAAGTGATTGAACAACAACGCTTAATGATCGATAAGCATACAGAAACTTTGGAGAAACTAACACAGATTTTGAGCAATCAGAATAAGGATATTCAAGTTATCAAAGACATGATGAGAGAGCAAGCCGCATTATTAACAGACCAAAAGGTAGGCATGGAACGACTATTTGCACATACAGCTGAACTGGCTAAAAAATTAGATGATGCGTGCGTAATAGACGTTGCTTTATCTGAAGGTGTTGCTGCAATGTTAAGAGACAGAATCAAACAAGCCCACAGGTATTACAAGCAAAAAGGTTGTATTTCCCCTACGGGGCTTGAAAACATCAATGCTATTTATAAGGTATACCATGACCAATTACATCAAAATGGCGTTGGAGAAAAAATGTACAAAGAAATTAAAGCATTGCCTATTAAGGATGAAGAGTCATTCTTGTAGGTCTTTTTTATTGCAAAGGAGGATTGCATTATGAACAAATTTAAAGAATTTTTGGCAAGTATTAATTGGAGTGAAGTTAAACCACATACTGTTGTGAGCTTGATTTTACAGGTGTTAGCGTGGATCAATATGGGATTAACTGCGGCAGGTAAACCTGTGATTGACGTACATGAAGATGTGATTAACCAGATTGTAGGTTGGGTATTTGTATTTGGTACTTCTGCTTATGGCAACTGGAAGAATCATAGCTTTACTTGGTTTGCACAAACAGGAGATAAGATTGCTTACGCATTACGTGATGGTAGATTAACTGCCGATGAAATTGATCAGATCATGGAAAAGGTTGCAGATAAAGACGTAATTGTAAAAGTTGATAAAGATTTATTTGAGAAAGAATTAGACGATGTCGCAGAGGGTAAAGAGTCTGACGACATTGTTGGATAATTTGCTAAGTGATGAATTAGTTATTGAATAATTAGTTATTGAGCAGTTGCTGTTATGGTGACTGCTCTTTTTAGATAAAAGAAAGGAGCCTGATATTTATGGCATTAAAATTTAAAACAAGAACGGCAAAGAGCGTGAGCTACGGAAGTAAACGTAGCACGAGTTCTATTAAGTTTATTGTAATCCATTTCACAGGGAATGACGGAGATTCCGCTAAGAACAATGCAGATTATTTTGCCACTGGTAATACGAGAGCTGCTGGGGCACACTATTTCATTGATGAGGGAGATATTGTATGGAAATCTGTTCCTGTTAATCGAGTAGCATGGGCAGTTGGAGGATTTGTTACAAATGCTAATGGAGGTGCAAAATTTTATAAGATTTGTACTAATGCAAACAGTCTAAGCATTGAAATGGCTAATTCTGTAGGAAGTGTTCCTAAGGCTACATATAAAAATGCTGTTAGTCTAACTAAAAAACTTATGAAAAAATACAATATTCCTGCCAGTCATGTTCTAAGGCACAATGATGTATCGGGAAAACAGTGCCCAGAACCTTGGTGTGGAAAAAATAATAAACAGTGGGCTAAATTCAAAGCAGACATTTCTGGTTCTACAGTAGTAAAACCAAAAGCATCTTCTAAGTTCAAATCTTACAAAGTGAAAGTAACTGCTTCTGCTCTTAATGTACGTAAGTCTCCATCTACAACGGCTGCTATTGTCAGAGACGCTTATAAGAAAGGTACAACAGTTACAATCAAAGCTGTTAAGAATGGTTGGGGTAAAACTAAAGATGGTTGGATTAAACTATCTTATACAAAGAAATGTTAAGGGATATGAAAAGATATAAGAAACAGTTATGATTGATTTGACGATCAGTCGGTATTTTCTTTATTAGTTTTCTTTGTCAGCGATAAAGAATTGTTACTCTCTGCTGCGGAGAGGGTAAATATGAGCAGAATAAATTAGGCTCTGCCTCTATTTTTTTATCAAAAAGTGTTGTATTTGTTTTGAATTTGTGTATAATGAAAGTAGGAATAGTAATATTCTCGATGAAAGAGCATCGTTAAAAGTTGTGCTGCAAGTGGAGCAGGGTAATTTTCCACAACGAATAGATGTCACAAATGGGCATTGCGCCTTGCGGCTAGGAGTAAAGCCGTAGTCCAAGCAGGGGACTTAACGATTTCTGCAACGAATAGATGTCACAAATGGGCATTGCGGCTGACAACCAGCAGAAAACTCTAATAAAGAATTATTGAAGAGTGAGGCTTCCGTCCCACTCTTTTTTACATATGAGGTATTTATATGGCATCAAAATCACAAAAGAAAAATACAATACGCCAAGATATTATAGAGGCAGCAAACATCTATGGGGAGCATTTAGCAGGACATACTTTTTTATATGTTTATGGTGATGAATATTTTGAAGTTACTTTTCCAAAAAACTGCTTCTTACATCTTACAGGTGTAGAAACATATTTGTCCGCCAATGAATTTTATAAGAAAGCAAAAAGAGATAGGTTATCTACACGACAGTTTTATTTTACCCAACGACACCCTTTTGCAAACGCAAAGAAAAAATTACCATGTCTGAAACAATTACCAGAACTAACTACAAGTATGGTATGTATTTTGAAAAATATTCAAACCACAACACTCGTCTACAAGCTTGGTATGACAAATTTAGAATTTACTTTATGGCTAACAGAAAATTTGGACAGAGATGGTAACAAAGTTAATGATTATTTCTTACCGATGTCTCTTAGAGTTGAATCTACTTCTGTTGAGAAATGTGAAGCTGGTGGAATTGTCGACTTTATATTCTCAAAGAACGCAAAGCATGTGAAATATGATGCGATTTTAGTACAAGATTCTAACAAAGATATTCCTGAGTGTGTTCACCATTTATTGCATGAAAATTTATTACCACATTTAACAAGATAGACTCTGAATAGGATATTCAGAGTATTACAAAAATTTAAGGGTACATCAGATTAATTTCTGGTGTACCCTATTTTTTACGATTTTTAGAATAATCCCATAGACAACTTATAACTAAGTTCTATTCTATCTTCGTCCGTTAATAAATATTCTGGTTTATAATCTCCGTATTCGTCAAAATATTTATCTTCATTTTCTTTTATGTCTTTAAGAAATTTACTCCAAATAATTCTATCTGGATCATAGCGGTCTGCGTCATAACGAACTTTTTCTTCATACATCAGCCGAAGTTTACTATCATCAATATTAATTCGCAATGGAAGACTCTTAAGAATACCTTTTTCTATATACGTTGTATATTTGTTTTTATGTGCTATTTTAACATAATAGTGTATCTTCTGTTCTTTGTTATTATAATCAAGAACTTGCCTACGATTGGTATCTATTGTAATTTCATGATTGAATTCATCGATAACTGTTTTGTACATTAGTGTGACTTCCTTTTAGTCTATATTATTCTACTCTTACTATATCATCTATTTCATGCTCAGACAAGTACAAAGACATCCCACACTTCTCGTCAAAGAATGTAAGGACATATTCTGTAGAATCAATTCTAGCTCCATATAAGACTGTTTTCACGGGCGTTTGGGAGTCGATTTCTGTAAGTTGTACTGTGTCACCTATGTGGAACAATCCGCACTCTGTATTAAGCGTCTTGTCACTTTCGTTGTATTCGTATATTCTCATTGTGTTGTCTCCTTATCTGTTCAAGTAACTCTGTGATCGTAATAAGTCTGCATATTCTCCGCAGAGATACCATGTGCCAGATGATGGAATGTATTTTAGTATCTTTGTCTTTGTAGAGATGTTGAATCGTTCTAACACTTCTATTCTGCTTTTGTAATATTCTACTTCACGTTCTTGCCTTGCTGAGTTGGTTTCTTTTCTAGTACCCTGTAGAAGTAATTCTCTGATGTGGAATTTTTGAAGCTTACCATAAGAATCTAACATAGACATCCAAATGTCAGGTGGTGTGTCTCCTGAGATGTTTACTCTCTTAGTAGCTTTTGGAATGTTTGTTGTATTGTACAT